AGCAGTTACAAACGTACCAGCGTATAAACAAACCTTCACTGTGAGCAACATGCCCACGGAATTGGTGGAGCGTATGGACGCAAAGTTGGACGATATAGATGTAAAAAGGACATATTTCCTCAAAAAACTTATCAATAAATTCTTAGCTGGTGACTTTGACGAGGACTTCGTGTAGGGTTATAGAGGTCCACCACTCTACTACTTAAGATCATGGCTAAATTTGATGTACCCGAAAAAGTGCTCAAAGCTTCTGAAAACATCGTGCTTCGGGATTTACTGGAGTCGCCAGCCTTCTGTTATTGGGCAGTTAGCTGCTTGTGCAACGCTACGCAGAGTGCGCGGCATGAATGCGACGAACCAACCGAAGATGACGTTTTCTTGCAGTTCAAGGTCTCAAAAATACTTAACTGCATTCCTACTGAAACAAAGCGTGCGTGCTTTAGAGCGACTGGTGAACAGGTAAGAAAAAACAGGGAAGCCCGCGTTGGAACGGCGCAACGGTTTTCAATGCAACACCGGGTCGTCGGGTAACCAGCCCTTTTTGATTAGACCTTCTACTACCTCTTGTTGCGTTAAGTAAAGGCGAAAGAACTTGCAGGCCAGCTCCTGCAGTTCTTTCGTGTCTTCGCAGCTGGAAATCTTACGGACATATCGTTCGTAGACAAATTCGCGATTCGGGTCCATGGAAGTGTTGTGAATTACTACATCATGCCTGCGCCGTGCTTTGCCAGCAACTTTTGCAATGTGCTACTATAAGCAAGTCGTTTGGAGCCCCACCATGGCCCACGCTCAACTAATCAGCTACAGCTACACCAAAGGATCAGATCTTCTACATGTCCAAGCCACTGTTGATGATGCTGTTCAGGTCTTACCTGCAACTCACTTAGATCCACCTGAGTTTGACTCTGCACATTGTCAAGCGGTCATCCTTTGGGACGAACCACTAGACCATACAAACGCACCAAGCCGCGAACAGGTGGAACGCATGTTGCCCTGGATTACCGACTGGTGCGTCATTCCCCCGATTGAATTTGATGACTGATCCTGTCAACGCTCCAGCGCACTACCAAAGCGCCAACGGCGTGGAGTGTATTGAAGCAATCAAGGCCGCGATGACAACCGAAGAATTTTTTGGTTATCTGCGCGGCAACTGTATCAAATACATCTGGAGATTTCGCCAAAAAGACAGCGCTAATCCTAGTGAAGACCTTCGCAAAGCCAGATGGTACTTATGCCGCCTGATTTTGGAATTTGAAACCAGTCCTTATGACGATCCCCTCGCATGAATTGCCCAGACTGCAACAGGTCACCACAAAAAGGTGACCGCTGGGTCACTCAAACTAAGCCTCGCTTTGAAAGCAGTATTGTGCGGAGCCGTAAATGCCCGGCCTGTGGTTACAAATGGTTTACAGCTGAAGTCCCTATTGTTTGCGACCTTGACTCCACTGATAGAGTTGCAGACCTAGAGGTGATTATCAAAAACCTCTTACAAACCTCTTACGAAACTTTTTCGCTTTAATTATGTCTACACACCCATTTGACACCAGCAATTTTGCAGGCGTAAAACTCAAGAACGTTCCAAACTACTTAGAAAGTGAAGCGGCAGATTACAATCTTCGGGTTGCCGCTTGGTTCGATAACTACGCTGTGAACGCTGCTCAGTTTGATGCTGCTATGGCCGATCAAGACAGGCTCTGGAAAATGCGTACCGCAGAAGGCTGGGAAGCTGACGAAGGCGGTTGGTACACACCCACTGGCATCAGTGAGCACGACTGGGAACACGACTACGGAAACCCTTTTCCTGAAGAACCTGTCTGGGAAAACTACAAGGCTCTTAAGCGTTGCACCGCTGGCTGGCGCATAGACGACACCGGCTGGTATAGTCCCGAAGGCCAACATGAGTCCGAATGGACAGGCCCACTTCCTGAATACACACTTCTTTGAAGACCACCCATGTCTGATTACAATTTGTTTTTCGGTGTCGAGCACCTGCACAGAATCTCGACATCGATTTCTATCGCCTTCGATACGGAAACGCTCCAGCTACAGCCTGAAATAGGCAAACTTCGCTTGATCCAGCTGGGCTGCGAAGTCAGTAAAACCATCGTCATCATTGACTGTTTTGAGTTAGATGCAGACGGCTGGGAAAAACTCCGCCTGTTCTTCACTAATGGCGACCGGTACTGGTTAGCCCATAACGCAGTTTTTGATCTTGGTTGGCTGCAGGAACATGGCATCTACATACGTGGTCGGATTGGCTGCACCATGCTTGCCAGTAAGCTTCACCACAATGGAACGCCTAACCTCAGGCACGGACTGGCACATGTTGCTAAACGTGTCCTAAAAATTGAACTTGACAAGGAACAGCAGCGGTCTGATTGGAGCGTTCCAGTCTTAAGTCGAGACCAGTTGGTCTACGCCGCTAAAGATGTCGAGGTGTTACTGCAGCTGGACTACCCACTTACGGCAGCACTACAAAATGCGAGGCTTTCTGAAGCTTACACATTAGAGTGCAGAGCACTTCCCGCTATGGCCCAGATGTGGCGTACGGGGCTTCCTTGGAACCGTTCCAGCCTTGAGCAGCTTTGTAATGATTACCAACACGATATTGATGCGCTCGGTAGAGACTTTTTACGGGAACTTGATAACGCGCTTCCGGCGGAACATAAGCTCCCAAGAGAAGCAGCAAATACTCAAAGACTTTCAAAGCTTCGAGACCTTGTCACTCAAATGGGGCACGAAGACTCAGACTACGAAAAGTGGTATGCGGAAATTGAACGGATTGAAACGGCGCCGGAAACCTTCAACCTCAGGCCAAAAGCTACGGGTGATGCTCGCCGTGGGACCAAGCTAGAGGCAGGCTTCAACTTAAATAGTCCCAAGCAATGGTTAGAAAAGTCACCAGCACTTCAAGGGGCATTGCCAAAGGACAATAAAACGGGCAAGCCTAGTGCTAGCAGGGCAGCACTTCAGGATTACGCTGCAGATCACCATGTCATACAGACCTATTTGGCGTGGAAGAAAAGTGAAAAGCGCCGTCAAATGGCTGAAGGAATCCTTGAAAAGATGGACCCAGATGGCTTTGTGCGTGCCAGCTACCTCCAGCTTGGATCGGAAACAGGCCGTATGTCCTGCATTAAGCCGAACAATCAGCAGATTCCCCGTGATACAGAGTTTCGGCAATGTGTTGAGGCTCCTGATGGTTGGCTACTTGTGGATGCGGATTTTGGTCAGATGGAACTTCGACTCGCTGCAGCAGTGGCGCAGGATGAAAAAATGACTAAGGCGTTCCAGGCTGGTGAAGACCTTCATACGGTTACCGCGGAGGCAATTGGCTGTACTCGCCAGATTGCGAAAAGCGCCAATTTTGGTTTGCTGTACGGGTCAGGTGCTAAGGGTTTGCGTAATTACGCGGCTAGTTCTGGTGTCACCATGACAGTTGAGGCCGCTGCAACAATTCGTAACCAGTGGCTGGACACTTATGCAGGTGTGAAGCGGTGGCAAAATCAGAATGCCGCAGACGCATCAAAGACAGCAAGTAATCGGTGGGCCGAAATTCGCATTCCAGGCTCTGACATGCGGCGCTTTCTGCCAGGTAACATGAACCGCCTTACGGTACGGTGCAACACCCCAATTCAAGGGGCTGGTGCGGCTATCCTTAAATGCGCTCTAGGCAACCTTTGGCCAAAGGTTCTAGAAGCTGGTGAAAAGGAAGTAAAAATTGCAGCTTGTATCCACGATGAAATTCTCTTATTAGTTCGTGAAGATAAGGCACAGCATTGGGCGCTCCAGCTAAAACAAGTAATGGAGAGCGCCGAAGCTAAGTGGTTGGGAGATATTCCGCCTCTAGCTGAACCTTCTGTAGGAAAGCGTTGGTCTGAAATTCACTAGGAAGTAACGCACCATGGTCAGCATCTATCGCACGCTTAACGGATGGTCCTTCCGTACCCTTGCGGAAACGGGTTCTTACCGTAGTCTTGCGGAAGTGATGGATGCTGCCTATGCCACCGGAAACAGGGCGGCAGATAGTTATGAAGTTCTTGCAGTACGAAGTAGCGCGTGCCAGCACTGCAGATTTGCTCCGCGCAGCCAATTTTCTTGAAGGCGCTAGGGAAGTAAGGCGGGGCTGCCGTAAGCAGCGCACAAAAGCTCGTAAGGATCAACAGACCGGCTGGCGTAAGCATGTTGATGATGCGCTTCTTTGGTAGCACAATGCTAGACTAAAATATACTGGGCTACTACTTGATGGCGATTCGGCACGGAAATAAAACATATATGCAAATACTTCTTGATCCCCATAGGGCAAGATTGTTGTTTGACCTAGCCGAAAAAGTCGGCGTGCGCCCCACTGCCTGGATTCGTACCGCGGTCTACAAAGCTTTGGAACGGGAATACCCTGCTGCGGTTTACAACGAGGCAGTTGCTATGGATGAAGCTGCTTGGCGGGCTTCTGTGCGTAAGCGTGTTGAAGGCCGTATTAAGTCACGTAAAGCTCCTGAAGATTCCGAGTAAAAGGCTTTGTATTGTGCTACTCTTCGCTAGTCCAACACTTACCAGCTAATGACTCGCTACGCACTTAAAACAATGCACGCAGGCCATGCCTTTTACCTTGCGGCTTACTATGAAAAACTTCCTGCAAACAATGGTATTTATTTGACGCTTATAGCAGAAGACGCCTGCTCCTATGTGACTATTGAAAAAGCTTGCCAGGTGGCACGTAGCCTCGAAGACAGCATGGGTTGCGTACCAAGCATTGTGGAGGTTTCTTACTGATGGACGGCTTTAGTGAGTACCTGAAGGACATTGTTCGATATCCGCTCTTAAGCAAAGAGCAGGAAATACTGCTGGCGCGGCAGGTACAAGTTTGGGTTACATCTGAAAATCCCACTGAAAGAGAAATTAAGACAGGTAAGCGGGCTTATCAAAAGCTCATCAACTGCAACCTAAGGCTTGTGGTTTCTATTGCAAAACGT